AAAGGTTACGAAACTAAAATTAGCCAGAGACTTAGGGCAGACTCTTAAAACATGTATTAAAGACATGGAAGAGGTTTCTGGTGACGAAGACATTATGGATATTGTCAGCAAGGTGGAAGAACCCATCCTTGATGCGACTGGCACATTATATCAGTCTTCAAATAAGAGTACAGAGCTATTAGGTTCCGGTCTACAGGATTATGTTGATTACCTAATAGAAAACCCCACAGATTACGTTGGTATTCCAAGTGGATTCCCTCATTTTGATTTGGCTATAGGCGGTGGCCTACGCCGTAAATCAGTTGACCTAATTGCTGCTCGTCCTAAAACTGGTAAATCCATGTTTGGTGACGCTGTAGCAATTCATGTATCAAAAGAGCATAACATACCAGTACTAATGCTTGATACTGAAATGGGTAAAGAAGATCATTATAACAGAATGCTTGCCAATCTAAGTGGAGTAGAGATTAATAAAATCTCAAGTGGAAAGTTTGCCGAGAATCCTACCGACCTAGAAAAGGTCCAGAAGGCAGTTAAGCAGATAGATGAAATTCCATATCACTACATTAGCATTGCTGGGCAGTCATTTGAAAACATTCTCGCCATCATGAGAAAATGGATTTATCAGCATGTTGGATTTGACGAGAATGGTAGAACTAAGGACTGTTTAATAGTTTATGATTATCTTAAGCTCATGGGCTCAGAGGGTATATCTGCTTCTATGCAAGAGTACCAAGTCCTTGGTTTTCAAATCACTAAATTACATAACTTTTGTGTGAAATACGATGTTCCGTGCTTAAGTTTTGTTCAGTTGAATCGTGATGGTATAACTAAGGAATCAACCGATGTTGTTTCCGGTTCAGATAGGCTTATATGGTTGTGTACCAGTTTTACCATTTTTAAGCTAAAATCAGAGGAGGAAATAGCGGAGGATAAAATACAAAATGGAAATAGAAAACTTGTACCGGTCGTTGCTCGTCATGGGTCTGGGCTTGATGACGGTGATTATATCAGCATTAAAATGTATGGTTCGCTTGGGAAAATTGAGGAAGGTGCAACTAGAAACCAGATCCACAATACTATCCAAAACCACGAAGAAGGATTTGAAGTAGAAGATGACATTGAGTCAGAATCAGATATACAAAATCTGTAATACACTAGCTGAAGAACCAAACCTTACCAGACTTATGGATAAGCTTGGTATTGATTATGTACAGCATCCGAATAGGTTGGCATGTGCCTGTCCTGTGCATGGTGGTGATAATGAGAATGCTTGTACCATTTTCACAGATGGTGATACCATAAAGGGTAACTGGAGATGCTGGACGCATCAGTGTGAAACTGAATGGGCCAATAGTCTATTTGGTTTTGTTCGCGGTGTGTTATCATATAGACAAAATAAAAAAGTCTCACTAGAAGAGACAGAAAAGTTCTGTATGTCTATCATTGGTGATGATGTAGATATTTCTAGGGTTTCAGTTAATTCATTTGATCCAGTAGATGTTTTCAATAAAAAGACAGAACAGCCAGAAGAAAAGGGTCCATCAAGAGAGCAGATACGAAGTAAGTTATCTATACCAGCAGAATATTTTATCAATCGTGGATGGTCAGCAGAAATACTAGATCATTTTGATGTTGGTATTTCAAACGAGAAGGGCAAACAGATGTCTGGTCGTGCCGTGGCTCCTATCTATGATCAGTTTTTCAACTACGTTGGTGCTGCTGGTCGTGCTACGAATGAAGAAATGAAACCAAAATGGCTCTACAGCAAGGGATTCAAACGAAGTGTGTTTTATGGAATACATCATGCCTATAACCATATTAAGGAAACTGGTGTTGTTATTCTCGTAGAAGGTCAAGGCGACGTTTGGAGACTACATGAGGCTGGTTATCCAGAAGCTGTTGGTATTTTTGGATGTAGCATTGGAGAAGATCAGCTTGTTATTCTTGAGGAAGCTGGCGTTATGGATGTTGTCGTGCTTACCGACACAGATGACGCTGGGCAAAAAGCATACATACAGATTGTTAAAAAGTGTGGAAGGAGATTTAACTATCACCGTCCAGAAATTTCTACTAAAGATATTGGCGACATGCCAGTTGATCAAGTCAGATCAGAATTGGGTCCGCAACTAGAAAAAATTGGAATAAAGGAGATATAAATGACTAGAATCTTGGCATTTGCCGGTACTAAACAGGCTGGTAAGACTACTGCCGCTAATTTCATACACGGTTATCAGCTTCGTGCTAATAACATTATTAAGAATTTCTCAATTCTGGAAAATGGAAAACTGACAGTTGACACAGTTGTCAGGGATCAGCAGGGCAATGAGAGTGATACTGTTGGTGTTATCTTAGATATCCATAGAAGCGATGCTGAATTTGCTGAATGGGCTAGTTACAATATGTGGCCGTATGTTAAGACATATTCATTTGCATCAGTCCTAAAGGAAATGTCTGTAGCTTTATTTGACCTAAAGCGTGATGGTGTTTTTGGAAACAATACTCAAAAGAATAGCACTACAAACTATAGGTGGGAAGATATGCCTGGAGTTGTTACTGACGAGAATGCTTTAAAGAGCACAGTAATTCAACGCTTACTCAAAAGTGGCAACCTAGTTTATCATGAGCCAGGGAAGATAACACACCGTGAATTCCTACAGTGGTTTGGAACTAAGATCTGTCGTAAGATTTATGATGATATCTGGCTAGAGAATGCACTACAGAACATAGCATCTGAAGAGCCATTGATTGCGGTTATTGATGACTGTAGGTTCTGTAACGAAGCTAAGGCTATTCAGACTGTTGGAGGTAAGGTTATTCATCTAACCAGAAACCCATATGAGGATGATGATATTTCTGAGAATGAAATCAAAGAGTATGGTAAGTTTGATTATGTTATCGACAACACTAACATGACAATCCATGAGCAGAATGTTGAAATCATTAAGGCTCTAGAATCTTGGGGCTGGCTAGGCGAAGAACAAGAGCCAAATCCGCCACAGGCAGAAAATAATACTGGTATTCATACTTTCAATAAGAGGTAACATATGCTTTGTCCATACATTAGATCTTCATCTTATAATCAGTATGAGTACTGTCAGATGAGTTATTATTTTACTTACGTGCTGGGCTATCAGTCTCCGTCTGGAAAGAAGGCACAACTTGGCACTGTTGTTCACAAGGTTATGGAAGTTCTTGCTACTTTAAAAAAAGAACAGCAGGATAATCCAGATGCCAAAACATTAAAAATAGTAGACGATGCTATTGGTGAGGTTAAGTGTACACCAAAAGCTCTATATACTAAAAAGTTTGTGGATAAGATGCTGAAGGAATCATATGAATCCTATACCAGCAAGTGCATACATAGCTATACCAATGCTGATTATAAGTTCTGCGATGAGCTTGTACAGACGGCAATTGAATATAATGATGGACAGTTTGATCCAAGGAATAGAAATATCGTTGCTGCGGAACCACACTTCGATATTCCTATTGATGAGCCATGGGCAAAGTTTAAGTATAAGAATGATAAGGGCGAAGAGGTAGAGGGCCAGCTTGCTATTAAGGGCACTATCGACTTTGTAACAGAAGTAGATGATGGTGTTATAGAAGTAATTGACTGGAAAACTGGTCGTCGCCTAAATTGGGCTACTGGCGAAGAGAAGACTTATGAAAAGCTATGCGAAGATCCACAGCTTCTTTTGTATAACTATGCCATATCTAAACTCTTTCCAGAATACGATCAGGCTATCATGTCCATCTTCTTTATTAGAGATGGTGGCCCATTTAGTATGTGTTTTGATAAAGAGGACCAGAAAAAGTTCCTTGGGATGCTTGAGAAGCGTTTTAAGTCTATTGGCAGAAACGATTTCCCGCAGCCATGTTCAAGAGATCGCAAGAGCTTTAAGTGTACTAAGCTGTGTCATTTCTATAAAACAAAATGGCCTGGAACAAACACATCAATGTGTCAGTATGCAGAAGAACATTTGATTGCTTTTGGATATGACGAGACTACCGATAAGCTCAAGTCTAAGGGGTTTGACGCGAATTATTACGAAGCTCCAGGTTAAAAGAGGTACATAATGGCAGAATTAATTGACATCCATCAGGAATTTGATCAGGGTAATGTTTATACTTTAGAGGTAGCCAAGGAATTTGCTAAGGCTCTACCAGATAAGTATAGGCTTATTGTTAAGTATGATCAACAGGATGTGCCAAAGTTTTATGATGATAAACTTAACGTCCAGATATCAACATCAAGAGAAATCCATATGGTCCCAAAGGACTTTTTTCTTAATGATGTACATATGATTTTTCAGAACTATTGTTGGACTGATAAGTTTGACAGAGCATATAATACTGGCAATATAGTATTTCCTATGCCTATTGGTACGTTTATTGATTTTACTAATATGCCAGATCCTAAACCAATGCCAGAACGTAAATATGATTTTACATTTATTGGACAGATTCCAGACACTGGAACAAGAGATTGTTTTAAGAGGAATCTTGACAGGCTAATGGTAGAATCTGGTGATAAGTTTAAGTATAAGGTTATTTACACTGATGGATTTGGCCGTGGATTAAGTCATGATAGATATGTTGATCTGCTTAATGACTCTAAAATAGTTTTGTGTCCTCATGGGGCAAATAGCCCAGAAACCTTTAGGTTTTTTGAGGCGATCAAGATGGGAGCAATTCCAGTTGTTGACAGACTCCCTGCTTTCTGGTATTATCTAGATGCCCCGTTTGCTAGGACTCAATGGAGTATTCTAGACAAAACATTGTCGATCACATTAAATACGATTAATTCCAGTATGTGTCGTGACATTTCCATGAAAGTAGCTGAATACAATATGAAGATACTTGATCCACAGTGGATGGGGAAACATCTAGCTGCGGTTGTTTTGAAAAGAGACGAAAATTTACCTGACTTGAAAAAGATACGAGAAAGCTTGAGGGCGTATGTCTAAGATTGCGATTAACTGTAAGACGCATTTTAGTTTATTGAATGGTTTTTCTAAGTGTGATGAGTTAGCCAAGCGAGCTAAAGAGCTTGGCTATACATCATGCGTATTGTCTGATATGAAAACCATTTCTGGTGCTGTAGATTTCCACTCCGCATGTAAAAAGCATGGCATAAAGCCCATTATTGGCTGTGACTTTGGCGACTATATGCTTATCGCCATAAATCACGATGGGTGGTTTGACGTTATATCATGCGTGTCCGATCAGACTATTGACGGTCTAAAAGCTATTGCCAGCAATAGAAATGTTATTTGTCTTAGCGACAATGAAACCTATAGAAAGATATTTGACTCTAGCTTTATTAAGTATGACTATACTGCTGATGCTGTATACTACGTCTTTAAAGAGGACGCAGAATGCCATAGAATACTACTATGCTCTGGTATGAAAACCAATATACCAAAGATGAAAAAGCGACTAAAGACTGATGAAGAATTTGACAACAGAAAGTTTTTTGAGTCAGATAGATTCTATCTTCATGCACCAAAAGAGAATAACAAGCTAGATCGTATTGAGGACATGTGTGAAGAATATGAAGTCGCCAGAAATCCTGTTCTTCCAGCGTTTGCTACTCCTAAAAATATGTCTCAGCCAGATTATCTTCGTCATCTGTGTCGTGAAGGGTGGAAGTCTAGGATCATGACAACCAATAAGGTTGACGATGAGAATACGAAGAAGATCTATGCTGATCGTGTCAAGCGAGAACTAGATGTTATCCTAAAAGCCGATCTGTCTGGATACTTCCTCATCGTTGGAGATATTGTAAATGAAGTTAAGCGTCGTGGGTGGCTAGCTGGTCCTGGTAGAGGATCTGCTGCTGGTTGTCTAGTTTCTTACCTAATTGGCATCACAGAAGTGGACCCAATTGAGTATGGTCTAATCTTTGAGAGGTTTTATAATGAGGGGCGAAATACTAAGGATAATATTTCTCTGCCTGATATTGACGTTGATGTTCCAGCGGAGCATCGTGACGAAGTTATTGACTACATTAAGGATAAGTACGGTCATGAAAACGTTTCACAGATGATCACATTTGGTAGACTACAGGGTCGTGCGGCATTGAAAGAAGTGCTGAGAATCAATGATGCTGTGTCTTTTACTGAGATGAATGAGATAACAAAGAGCATCCCAAATGAGGCTGAAATCTCTGACCAGTTAGAGGTATCAGATGATAAAAGCATTATCAATTGGGCATTAGAAAATCAGTCAGAAGACTTAGACGGTTGGTGTCGTAAAGATGACGATGGTAATCTTGTGGGTCCGCTCGCTGATATTTTTAAACAAGCAATTAGAATTGAGGGAACGAATAAATCTCATGGAAAACATGCCGCCGGGGTGATTGTTTCCAAACACAGGCTCAAGGATGTATGTCCTATGATTAATGACAAAAACGGAGTACCTGTGGCGGCGTTTGAAATGGGAGACTTGGAGACTTTGGGTCTAGTTAAACTAGACATTCTTGGGATTGATCTACTATCAAAAGTCATGGAGATAAAATTATGATGACTAAGCAGGACGTTAAGGCTGTTGTATACGGAGGTGGATCGCTAGAGCTAGACGGCGTGTCCATTTGTAATCTTGACAATGTAATGAAGAATGCTATAATCAAGCGTAGTGCGAAGTATCAGGTGTGGTCAGACAAGCACCGATGTTATGCCTTGTTTGCTAATCTTGATGAGGCAGTTGATAAGTTTTCCGCTCTTGTAAAGGATAAAATACATGGCTAACATGCGTGATATAATCGTATTTGACTTTGAGACTGGTGG